ACCAACTTCCACCTGCCGGAAAGCACCCTCATCATGCTGGTCTCTGCCCTCTACGGCTACGAAAAGACCATGGCTGCCTATAAAGTTGCCGTAGAGGAAAAGTACCGCTTCTTTTCCTTCGGAGATGCGATGTTTATACGAGGCGGGAACGACCCGGAAGATAAAAAGTGATGAAAAAGTCCAGAAGCCATGCGGGTTTCTGGACTTTTTTCTTATTCGGCGGTTTTGTACGAAAATCGTAGTTCAATGCCGTTTTTGAGCAAAATTGAGGTGGTAAGGCCATCTTTTATACAAAAGTTTGAGACCGTTTCGTTGAGGAAATCCTTGACGATTTTGGGGTCGATCTTGCGGATGAAACGCTCATAGTTCACATAGCGCTTGTCCAAGAGCTGCTGGGTCAGGATGAACTGGCTGGCCTTCTGCATGAATGCCTCATCGGAAAGCGACAGGTCAAAGGCATTGGCGATGTCCAGCTCGTTAATGCGGGAGTCTACCTCGCTGAGAGCCTTGGTGATGCGCTCACGCTCGATGTTGAAGTCCTTGCTTGCCATCTCGTCATCTCCGTAGAGATAGATGGTCTTCAGGCGGTTGAGGGCGCGCTCAAGCCGGCGCTTCTCGGAGAGCAGCAGATCGCGTTCGCTCAAGTCCGCACTGGACTCCGTGGCCGCGATGGTAGGGGATTCAAAGCGCTTCTCTTCAAAGCCGCTGCGCAGGTGGTTGTATAGTTCTTCGAGGCCCGGACGCTCGATGTGGTCAACGCGGGAAAGGGCTTCCCCGCGCAGCAGCTTCTTCTCCAGTGTTTCGATGGATGTCGTTCTGCCGAAGGAGTTGGAGGCCTTTATCAGGTTGGCGAAGAAGTTCAACACGAATGGCCCAAGGCTTACATCAGAGACGTACTTGTTGGTGCAGTCATCGGATTTGCGCCGCCGCGAGCAGATGTACATAGACGGTCTCCATCCGTCTGCCCGGACCTTATCGGTGGTTGCAGCCATCGTGGAGCCGCAGCAGCCGCAGGTGAGCAGCCCGGCGAAGACGTGGACATTCTTCCGCTGATAGGTGGCGTTCTTGTTGTAGCGCTTGCTTTCCAGAATGACACCGACAGCAGCCTGCCGTTCAGGAGGTACAATGGCCGGGTGGTGGTTCTCGACAAGCACCCATTCATCCTTGCCCTTTTCGCGGAAACGCTTTGTGTTGGACTCGTCGCGGTAATTGTACCGATACGTTCCAGAGTAAAATGGGCTGGAAAGAATCATGTGGACGGTGGTCGGACTCCAGTCGTTTCCAGCGCGGGATTTCAGGCCACGCTCATTCATAATCCGGGCTACCCGCACGATTGACTTTTCGGACTCGTACAGGGAGTAGATTAGACGGACGATTTTGGCCTCGTCCTCGGCGATGGAGAAGGTCTTGCTCTCTTTGTCGTAGGAGTACCCGTAGGGAACCTTGCCACCGTTCCAGATGCCATCATTGGCGCGGGACACGAAGACGGCGCTGACTCGCTCAGAGGTCGTTTTGCGCTCCAGTTCCGCGAAGATCAGGATGATTTTGAGCATGGCTTCGCCCATTGCAGAGCTGGTGTCGAACTGCTCGTTCTTCGACACGAAGACCACGCCAAGCTCTTTCAGCTCGGCGTACATGACGGAAAAGTCCAGAAGGTTGCGGCTGATACGGTCGATTTTCCAGACCAGAAGGTGTGAGAACTCGCCAGTCCTCATCCGGGCCATCATCTGCTGATAGTCTGGACGGTCGGTATTTTTGGCAGAGTAGCCTGCATCCTCGAAAATCACATAGTCCGAGATGCCGAGCGCATATTTTGCATAGTTGATGAGTTCCTCTCGCTGGACGGGCAGACTGGCCCGGTCAACCTGATACTGCGTTGAGACTCGAACGTATATGGCGGCTTTCTTTTCCTCAAAGCGTTGTGCCGCCTTCTTCGTCACATAGCCCATTGCGAAACCTCCAGAAGATAATGATAGCTGAAGAAAAAGCAGCTCCGTGCGTAGTGCGGGGCTGCTTTTCTGTTATGCACAAAAAAGAATGATAGAAACTATGCAAAATGTCGGGGGGGGGGTACACATTCAAGGAATCGACAACGGCATCACGGATGCTGCCATAGTCTGCAAGGTATGGGTCCAGCTTTTGCAGCATAGTAAGCGAGATGGTCTTCTGAGGGCCGCACTGCTCGTCCAGAATATGAGTCGGTACGATGTAGAAGTCCCATCCATCCAACACCAACGGGTTGGCCCGTTCCCGCACGGTCTCCGTATAGAGGCAGAACACATACACGTCAGATTGCCGCTTAACCTCCTCGGCATAGCCACTGATGGAGTCCCAAGCTCTCGTTGGCCGGATGCTGAACTGGATGCTGGACAGTCTTCCATCGCCCTGCCGCCATGCCTGAAGATATGCGCAACTCTTGACCTCGATGCGCACTTTATCGCGGGACTCGCCATTACATACCCAGTTGTAGGGGAAAGAGATGTCGTAGGGAGTCCAGTCATCGTTGGTCCCGCTCAGATCAACACCCAGCGCGGCCGATACGATGAACTCGCAGTAGGAGCCCCGCAGGGTGTTGTTGAGCAGGTCTGAGGCGTTCCATCGCCAGTAGTCGCTCAAGGATTTACCAATGGGCATATCATCGAAGACGATAAGCTCGTCCCCGGTACATTGCTTCGTCATGATTTTCACCTCCTCGAAAAGTCAACCCGTATCAGCCTACGTCGGCTTTTTCCTCATGTTGCATGGACGTTATGATGACCCGCTGCTCTGGGGTCATATAGCGGTCGAGCAGCGACCACAAAACCTGCCGGTCTGCGATGGACGCCTTCTCGTAGCAGGCGACTAAGATGTTGACATCGGGCGGCGTACGGCTTGCGGCGGGCAGATCGGCACCGACCAAAACGTCCAGCGTCACGCCCAGCACAGAGGCCAGCTCCACAGCGGTCTCGATGTTCGGCGTTCTATCGCCGGAAACATAACGTGAGATGGTAGTCTCCGTCGTGTTGATACGTTCTGCGACAGCACGCTGCGTGAGGCCGCGCTTGTCGATGAGTTCTTTGAACTGTTTGGCGAACATGGCTTTGCTGTACATAGTGATACCTCCCAATGTAGCTTACTTACCAAGTTTATAACATACTTGTCAAAGAGTAAACAAAACTTACCAAAATTATCATTTTAAGATTGACATATACCATATTGGTAAGCTATAATGAAGACACGGAAAGGGGGTGAGCAGATGAATAGCTCCAAGCTCAAGGGCATCCGGGTCGAGAAGGGAAAGACCCAGAAGAACATGGCCGAATTGATCGGCAAATCGCTTGTTACCTACTCCAAGAAGGAGCGCGGAGAAGTCGAGTTCTCCAATGAGGAAATGAGCATTGTCGCCAAGGCGCTTGACCTGACCAGCGATCAGGTCAACGCTATTTTTTTCGACGACAACTTACCGAAAGGGTAAGTATACGCATAGCGGTTTGCTGATGTCTAAAGTATAACGCATCAAGGGGGCAAAGAAAATGGGACGCGATGCCGCAAAAGCCTGTGAAAACCAGTGCTTCCGGTGTAGGAAAGAGGCCGCAAAGCACAACGATAAGCTCGGTAGCCGTGAAGACGCTGCGGAACTGCTCGGAATCTCGGTTTCGAGCCTTGCGGATTACGAGCTGGGCAATACGAAGGTCATCCCGGTGGATAAGGTGGTGCTGATGGCAGACATCTACAATGCACCGGAGCTGATGGCGTGGTATTGTTCGTCGGAATGCCTTATCGGAAAGAGCCTCGAAATGCCGTCCCCTGAAATTGCCTCGGTAGAGCGTACGACTATGAAGCTGCTGAAGCAGCTCCGGCAGGGTGACATCGAGCAGGTCAAGGAAAAGCTCATCGACATCACGGCAGATGGCATCATCTCCAAGGATGAGTGGGCAGACCTGACCGAAATCCTCGACTACCTCGACGGACTGATTCGGGCGGCGCGGGAATTGAAGCTCATTGGCTCCAAGCTCCTGAACGGAGGCGCAGACGATGGCTGACATCCAAACGCTGAAGAAGCTGCTGGCAGAAGAATATGGCATCACAACCGCAAGAGAACTCGACGAAGCCATGAAGAAAATCGGCAGATTGAATATCGGCGTGTTTGCATCGCCGGTAAGAAAGGATGGAACGAAACATGAAAAAGTACGCAGTATTGCACGAGCCGGGTGACATCGTTACGCTGGCCGGAACCAGATTTGTGGTGCTGGATGTTGAGCGTCGTGGTAGCCTGCCGGACAGCCTGTTCCTGCTGGCGCTGGAATCGGTTGGTGCTTCTGAATTTGGCAGCTCCAACAACTACGCAGAGAGCGACCTGAAGAAGGCCGTGGATAAGTGGTTGGAGGACATGGGCAAGAGGGGCCTCGACAACGCCAAGCTCATCCCCCGCGAGATCGACCTGACCACGCTGGACGGTTCCGGCTGCTATGGGAAGCTGTCGGTGAAGGCTGCGCCGCTTACACTGGATGAAGCTCGCAAGTATGCTGACATCATCCCCAATGCGGAGCGGTGGTGCTGGCTGGCGACCGGTTGGAGCGGTCCCAGCAAGTCGGACGGTGATCTCGCCCTGTACGTCTACTCCAATGGCGACTGGAGCGGCAACTACTGCTCCAACTCGTGCGGCATCCGCCCCGCTTTGAAGGTCCCCTCTATCCTCTTTGAGGACTCTGAGGCGGGTCTGGACTTGAGCAAGGTTCCTACCGATGATCTGCTTCAGGAAATCCACCGCAGACTCGCGGAAAGGGCATGAGTGCCGATAAGCTGGCAGAAGCGCGGCAGGCGGCGGAAACATCGCTGGGATTCAAAATCCCGGATGTGGTAGCCACCAGCGTTCTCTGGTATGCCCGGCGCAAATGTGAGCTGGCAGAGCAGCCGGAGAGCTACCTTCCGCTTCTGTACGAAACCGAGCTGACCGACTACTATATGCGGTTGGCAATCAACCTGAAGGGAGAAAAGCAACGTGAGCAACGAATGCGTGAAGCCCGAAATTCCGCAGTTCCCGGAACTGACATTTGAGGAAGAGCGGCATCTCTACTACCTGAACGGGCTGGAAGTACCCAGCGTGACCACCCTGATGAAGCCGCTGTCCAGTGACTTTTACAGCACGGTGGACCCGGAGGTTCTGAACAAGGCCGCAAAGCGCGGCACGGCCATCCACAATGCGGTGGAGAACTACGCCAAGTTCGGCATTGAGGACATTCCGCCAGTGTATGCCGGGTATTTTGCCGGCTTCCGGGAGTGGTGGGATAGCCGCAAGCCGGAAGTTCTGGCGACCGAAACCAAGGTCTACCACAAAATCCTGCGGTATGCAGGCACGGTCGATCTGCTGTGCATCATCGACGGCAGGGTGACGCTGGTGGACTACAAGACATCGGCGCAGGTGAACAGCAAGCTCTGCGCTGTGCAGCTTGAAGCCTATGACAGGGCATGGGAGAGCCACGACATCAAGGTCGATGACCGGCTGATTCTCCACCTGTCCAAGAAGGGCTATCAGGAAGTGCGCTTTCCCCGGAGCGGGAAGTGCTGGTCGGTGTTCTCGTCCTTGATGACGATTAAGAACTACATGAATGAGTGATTTTTAGGAGGTTCGACAGATGGAAAAAGAAACTATGGTGGCAACTGTGCCGCAGGCCGAGATCGTTGATGAGCAGCAGCTCTCCCGCGATGTGACCGACATCGAGTTTCAGGCGGAGTCGCTGGTTATCCAGAGTGACGAAGACTACGCCTTTGCCGGTGAGTTCGGCAAGATGCTGAAGAAGAAAGCGTCGCAGGTCACGACGTTCTTCAAGCCCATGAAAGACAGCGCCTATCAGGCCCACAAAGCGGTTTGTGACCGGGAAAAGGCCATGCTGACTCCGCTGCGCAACGCCGAGAAGACGGTCAAGCAGGTGATGAGCGCCTACATCGCGGAGCAGGAGCGCAAGCGCCGGGAGGCCGAGGAAGCGGCCCGGCGGGCGGCGGAAGCCGAACGGGAACGCAAGATTCAGGAAGCAGCCACTCTGGAAGCCGCCGGTGATGCAGATGGCGCGGAAGCCGCTTTTGAGGAAGCTGCCATCATGGATGATGCGGCAAGCTATGCGGTAGTACCCGCAACGGCTGCGCCGAAAGTCTCTGGTGTCAGCACCTCGAAGGACTGGGAAATCGTCGAGATCGACCCGAAGGCAGTCCCGCTGGCGGTGGCTGGCATTGAACTCCGCCCGGTCGATCAGGCCGCTGTTATGCGCCTCATCCGCGCCTCGAAGGGCCAGATCGAGATTCCCGGCATCACCTACCGTCAGGTCGCAAAAATGAGCTTCAGGGGGTAAGTCCATGGACTGTTCAACGGAAATCTGGAAACCGATTGCTGGTTACGATAATCGGTATGAAGTCAGCTCGTTTGGACGAGTCAAAAGGAATGACGGGAAGATTCTTTTTACAGCTCCCAATTCACGCGGGTATTCGTCAGTTAAACTTCAGCACAACGGCGGGCGGAAGACGCTTACAGTTCATCGGTTGGTTGCAGAACAGTTTCTGCCGAATCCTGAAGCCCTGCCGCAAGTCAACCACATTGACGGCAACAAGCTGAACAACCGTGTCGATAATCTGGAATGGTGTATTGAAAAGAGAAGCAAGCCGGTTGAAGTCACTTGTATTTCTACCGGGGTGACGATGCGGTTCGACAGTGCGAACGAAGCCGCGTGTGTTCTCGGTGTCCATCAGGGCAATCTGTCGGCTGTATGCAACGGCAGAATTAAATCCACGGGCGGATATACCGCTCGTTATATTAAATCCGCGAAAGGAGATATGTGAGATGTCTACTGCTATGAGCAAGGCTGAGAGCAACGCTCTCGTTGTCAGCTACGACGTTCTGGGTACGCACGTTGAGCTGGATTTGGATTTCGTGAAGAAGTACCTCGTTCGCGGCAAGGCAGAACTGGTAAGCAATCAGGAACTCGTGTTCTTTATGAACACCTGCCGCCAGCAGAAGCTCAACCCGCTGGTTCAGGGTGAGGTCTACCTCATCAAGTACAGCGAAAAGGACCCGGCGCAGATGGTTGTCGGCAAGGATGCTTACCTGCGTCGGGCATTTGAACACCCCGACTACCTGTTTAAGCAGGACGGCATCACCGTCCTGCGCGGCGAACAGATTTTCCAGAAAGAAGGGTGCTGCCTCTATCCGGGCGAGTCTCTGGTCGGCGGCTGGTGCCGGGTGTACTTCATGCGCAATGGCAAGGAGCGCACGGCCTTCAAGGAGGTCAGTTTCGGAGAGTACAACAAAGGCATGGCCAACTGGCGGGACAAGCCCGCGACCATGATCAACAAGGTCGCCATCAGCCAGTGCGTGAGAGACGCTTTCCCGAAAGATTACGAGGGGGTCTACTCGGAAGACGAAATGGTTGCCTCTGGTGCTATCCCGGTGAATTACAAGGAGCTGGATGACCAGAAGCCGGAAGAACAGCCCGCTGAGGAAGAAGACCCGGTCATCTCGCAGGAGCAGCGCCAGCAGCTTTTCAAGGCGGCGCAGGCAAACTTCGGCAAGGACAAGGGCAACGCCGTGGTCAAGTCCATCATCGAGGAGATGGGGATGACCTCTACGACCGGCATGAAGATGTCCGCCTACAACAAGGTGGTCGAGCGGCTGGTCGAAATCTGCACAGCCCACAAGGCGGAGCTGGAAGCTGAGGAAGGCACCAAAAATGACGGTGCGGCTGAAGAATAAAGCCACCGGCGGAAAAGGAAGGTGAGGGGATGCCGTGGATAAGCGTACATCAGGAGGTGGACGGTACGAAGCTCCGTAGATTATACCGCGCCATCGGGTGTTCCAAGTTTGAAGCTCTCGGCATCCTGAACTTCCTGTGGTTCTGGGGCATGAAGAACGCCGATGAGACCGGGCTGGTCAAGGATGCAGACCTCGAAGTCCTGAGCCGATACCTGTACGGCTGCGGCGAGGACTGCCAGCTCGACATGGGCAAAGTGGTTCAGGCCCTTGTGGACACCGGCTGGATTGATGTGGCGGCCGACGGCTTTTACATCCACGACTGGGACACATGGCAGGAGCAGTGGTATAAGCTCCAGAAAAACCGCAGGCTGGATGCTGAAC